ATATATTATCGATGAAGATACTTCGCAATGGATATCTTTGTAATTGACTTATGAATACAAATAGAGTACAATAACATAATGATCTTAATAGATAACAACCAACTAATATTGTCCAATTTTTTCCAACTAGAAAAACAAGGAATAGATGATCCGGCGGAAAAAGAAAACATGTTACTACACATGGTTCTCAATTCCTATCGTCTATACCGTACTAAGTTTTTGAGAGAATTTGGTGAACTAGTAATATGTCACGACTCTTCTAATTGCTGGAGGAAAGACCTCTTTCCTGAGTATAAGGCAAATCGAAAGAAGGCACAAAAGAAATCAGACGTAGATTGGTCTGAAGTCCATAACCTAATGGATTCGGTTAGAAGTGATATAGAAAAACATCTACCTTATAAAAATATCAAGGTAGACAGAGCAGAAGCAGATGATATCATTTATGCTATGTGCAAAGAGTTCAATCAAATCGAGAATATTCTAATCGTTTCTAACGATAAAGATTTTCAGCAGTTGCAAGTGTTTCCGACTGTCAAACAATTCAGCCCAACCAAAAAGAAATATTTGGTATGTGAAAAACCTAATATGTTTTTGCTCGATCATATTATTCGGGGAGATGCATCTGATGGTGTTCCTAATATTTTGTCAGACGATGATGTATTTGTAACAGATGATAAGAGACAAAAAAGATTAACATCAAAAAGATTTGAAGAGATTTATGACTTGTATACTGACGGATCTGATATGGGTTCATATTCCAGAAACTGGAATAGAAATGAAACACTAATTGATCTATGTAAAGTACCAGATCATATAGTTAAAGAATCAATTCAGTCTTTTGAAACTAGCGAGACACCAGACAGATCTAATCTGTTAAACTATTTCATAGAAAGAAAATTAAAGAATCTAATGGGGAGTATCGAGGAATTTTAAATGCCAAAGAAAAAAGAAAAACAGAATAATCAAAATTACCATTCTCAATATGAAGACTACGAAGACATGCGAGGGAAGGGTATTAAAAAAGAAAAGAAACGAAGTCATAAAAGAAATATGAAAAGGCAACTAGATGACATGATTTCTTATGACTATTTTGATGAAGATGAAATAGATAACTTTGAAAGATTTTAATTAAAGGATTTTTTTATGATGACAAGCGAAACAATGAAACTCAGTAAATCAACGATGGATGTTCTAAAGAACTTTGCGTCAATTAATTCTAACATTCTGGTTAAACCCGGAAGCACTCTTAGTACTGTATCTCCCATGAAGAATCTTATGGGTAAGGCTAAGGTAGAAGAAACCTTTGACGTAGAATTTGGTATTTGGGATCTACATAAGTTTCTAGGTACAGTGTCCCTTTTCTCAGATCCACATCTAACATTCGATGATGGTAAGGTAGTTATTAGTAATGAGTCAAATACTTCTCAGGTAGTTTATCATTATTCTGAACCAACTCTTCTTACAACACCTCCCCGAGATGTTAATATGCCAGAGAGTGTTCTTAAATTTGATCTATCTTCATCAGAACTTTCAGAACTCATGAAGGCTTCTTCTGTTCTTCAACTTCCAGATCTGAAGATTACTAATTCAGATGAGGGTGAAGAAATTCTTTTGGTTCTTACTGATAAGGGTGATGTTACTAGCAACACATATACAGTGAGTACGGTTGGAGATAATACACTTTCTTCTTATTCATTCTACTTCAAGGTAGATAGTTTGAAGATTCTTCCGGGGACATATACAGTTGAAGTTAGTGATCAGATGGTAAGTCAGTTCACGAATGATGTCGAGGACATCACATACTGGATTGCACTGGAGAGCGATTCAACATCGGAGAAGTGATAATGAAAACACTAGTGACAGGCGGTAGTGGTCTTGTTGGATCAACTATCCAGAGTGATTATAAACCGCAGCAACATGATCTAGATCTAATGGACTATCGTTCTATCGTAGATTATATTGACGATAATGGAATCGATTCTATTATTCATTGTGCTGCAAAGGTTGGGGGTATTAAGGCTAACTCTGAAAAGTTAGGTGAATTTTATCACGACAATATGGTGATGAATACTAATATTCTAGAGGCTGCAAGAGAAACAGGAGTACAAAAAGTTGTTTCTTTTATGTCCACTTGCGTATTTCCAAATGATGCAGTGTATCCTTTAACTACAGATCAGATTCACTTGGGCGAACCACATTCTTCTAATTATGCATATGCATATGCAAAAAGAATGCTAGAAGTCCAAAGTAGAGCCTATCGTGATCAGTATGGTTGTAATTTCGTAACGGTAATTCCATGTAACATATATGGACCAGATGATAATTACAACTTAGAATCTGGACATGTTATTCCATCACTCATACACAAATGTCATAATGCAAAATGGTCAGCCAGTGACTTTGAAATATGGGGAACTGGTAAAGCGTATAGGGAATTCATTTACTCTAAAGATGTTGGTTACATAGTTCAATGGGTTCTCGAAAATTATAATGATCCAGAGCCTCTTATTATTTCTCCCGACGAAGAGATTAATATTGGAACACTAGCACAAGAGATAGCATGGAGAATGGACTTTGACGGAAATTTAGTCTATAATGGTGAGTTAGATGGTCAAATAAGAAAACCATCAGATAACTCTAAACTAAAGTCCCTCTTACCAAATTATAAATTTGTTCCGATTGAAATTGGGTTAGAACAAACCATAAAATACTTTAATGAAAATTATGGAGAGGTGAGAAAATGAAAGCATTAATCACAGGTATTAATGGACAAGATGGTTCATATCTAGCAGAGTTGTTACTCGAAAAGGGATATGAGGTTCATGGTATTCTAAAAAGAAATTCTGTATCAGAGAATCAAACAACACGAATTGATCATATTAGAAATTATTTACATCTGCATTATGGGGATCTGACAGATCTATCTTCTTTGATTTCTGTAATCAAGGAAGTACAACCGGACGAGATCTATAATCTTGCAGCACAGTCTCATGTTAGAATCAGTTTTGATCAGCCTTATTATACAGGATTAACAACTGGACTTGGAACTTTAAATGTTCTAGAGGCATGTAGATTGGTTTCACCCTCATCTAAAATTTATCAGGCATCTTCATCTGAGATGTTTGGAAACAATATTGACGACGATGGGTATCAACGAGAAACTACACCGATGAATCCAGTGAGTCCCTACGGGTGTGCTAAGGTTTATTCGTATAATATTTCTAGGAACTACAGAAATTCTTATGGTATGTTTGTTAGTAATGGTATACTATTTAACCATGAGTCTCCACGAAGGGGATCTAACTTTGTGACTAGTAAAATTGTAAAGGGTGCTTGTGCCATCGCAATGGGTAAACAAGACAAACTCAGTTTAGGTAACTTAGATGCAACCCGCGATTGGGGACATGCTTCTGATTATGTCAACGCTATGTGGATGATGCTTCAACAGGATTCACCCGAGGACTATGTGTGTTCCACTGGTGTTTCTCATAGCGTGAGAGATTGCTGCAAGCAAGTTTTTTCTACGTTCGGACTAAACTATGAAGATTATGTTACAATTGATCCAAGGTTTTATCGTCCAGAGGAGTTGAAGGATCTAAAGGGTGACTCTAGTAGAATACGAGAAGAACTCGGATGGAGTGAGACATATACATTTGAATCTATGATGAGTGAAATGATTGAGTATGAACTAGAGTTGGAGTATAAAACTTCACTCGATATTATTACATGAGGATAAAATGACAAATAAATTTAATGAATATCTGTGGGTTGAGAAGTATCGCCCACGGAAAGTGAGTGATTGTATCTTGTCCGAGAGTCTTCGGGAAACCTTCCAAAAAATGGTTGATGCTGAAGAGATGCAAAATTTGCTCTTGTCCGGTGGTGCAGGATGTGGTAAGACAACAATTGCAAAGGCTATGTGCGAAGAACTTGGTTGTGATTATATGACAATCAACTGTTCGGAAGACGGTAACATTGATACACTTCGGACAAAGATTCGTAATTTTGCAAGCAGTGTGTCTATGTCCGGAGGGAAGAAGGTAGTAATCCTAGATGAGTTTGATTACAGCAATGCACAGAGTATGCAACCAGCACTCCGAGGATTCATAGAAGAATTCAGCAAGAACTGTAGATTCATTCTTACATGTAACTACAAGAATCGAATTATTGAACCAATTCATTCTAGATGTACATGTGTAGAATTTACAATTCCTTCACAGGAGAAACCTAATATCGCTAAGGGGTTCATGGACAGGGTTAAGTTCATACTCGACAGTGAAGGAGTTTCTTATGATGAGAAGGTTCTTGTCCAACTTATAATGAAGCATTTTCCTGACTTCAGAAGAACTATCAATGAACTACAGAGATATTCTGTAGCAGGTAGTATTGACGTTGGGGTGTTAACAAATATTGGTGAGATTCATATATCAGATCTCATGAAGAGCATGAAAGATAAAGATTTTTCTGCTGTTCGCAAATGGGTTGTAGATAATTTGGACAACTCTCATGTAGAATTATTTCGTAGTATATACACGGGATGTTATGATTACCTACAGCCATCTTCTGTACCTCAAGCGATCTTAATCATTGCAGAATATCAGTACAAATCAGCCTTTGTTGCAGATCAAGAAGTAAATCTTGCAGCATGTTGTATCCAGTTAATGATGGAGTGTTCTTTCAAATGAGTAAATTTTATCCAATACAAGGCAAAGTTGCCATACGAAGATCCGTTCAATCAGAATCAACATCTGCTGGGGTGATCTATACCCCAAAGGATAATGTTCACTACGCAAAAGGACAGGTAGTTTCTGTTGGGCATCCTATACCACTTTCCAATGGTACGGTGGTTATACCTCAATATGATGATGGTGATTGGGTTATCTACAAACGAGAGGGCGTAGAGCATACAATGGGATTTGACATCATGGATCATGATGTTGTCGTTGCAATCATAGAAGAGGACATGGAAATATCATGAAACTAACTGACTTCCTCAAAGCCATTAACTATAGTAAAAAACCTCTTCTCGACGGAGAAGCATTAGAGAAGGACTATGCACCATTTGTAGTAAATCGGTGTTTATCTTATTTTCCGGATACATTATTCCACGCTAATACTATGAACCATATGTGTTCTATGGATAAGAAGATGCATTTTGATTACCTGAGAGGTGCAGTGCGAAAAAGAAATAGATTCAGTCCTTGGGTGAAGAAAGAAAAGCAACCAGAACTTGATGCTGTTAAGATCATTTTTGGGTTTTCAAACTCAAAGGCAAAAGAAGCACTCAGAGTTCTCAATCAAGAAGAGATTGATAGTATCGTAGATGCTGCGGAAAAACTCGAAAACCCTAAATAAGTGTATAGGACTGTATTATGAGAGCGGGTTTATGCTTTTACGATGGAGAAACAAATGTCAAACGAAGAATACGAGGAGGATATCTTTAATGGACTCGGTGTAGAAATAGAACTCAAAGAGAGAGATGACTTTCTTAAAGTCAAAGAAACACTGACACGCATTGGAGTGTCCTCAAGAAAAGAAAATAAATTATACCAGTCATGCCATATCCTGCATAAACGAGGAAGGTATGCTATACTACACTTTAAAGAATTATTTGCTATGGACGGTCTTGAATCTAATATATCAGACAACGATGTCGCAAGAAGAAACACCATAGCAAAACTTTTAGAGGACTGGGGGTTGGTTGAAATTCTTGATGAAATGGAAGAGGAACCAACTGTTAGTGTCAAGCAGTTAAAAATTCTGCCATTTTCGGAGAAAAAAGACTGGGAGTTGATTCCGAAATATCATATAGGCAAAAAGTGAATTGGAGATTATATAATGAAACCGATAGTGATTAGTTTTTATAGTGATATTGAGGGTAAGGATTATTACTCTCGTAATGCAAAACGTCTAATGAAAGAGTTAGATGATCTCGATATTGAGTATGATATTCAAGAAAAAGAATCATTGGGTGATTACAGATCAAACTGTCTCAGTAAACCAAAATATATTTTGGATAAAATGAGAGAACTTAACCGTCCAGTTATATGGTTGGATATTGATAGCAGAGTTCATAGAAAATTAAAGGCTTTTGATTCAATTCAATCCGGAGTTGACGTAGTGTTTTCTTCATCCACAAAGGAGCAATTGGATGAGGTATCACAGACAGAAAAGGCTGCTTTTATATCAGATGAATTCAAACTTAAGATGCTCATAAATGGAATGAAAGCATCTCCTTTATACTTTGGAAATACTCAACGATCAAATGACTTTCTTAACTCTTGGTGTAATGAGACTGAGAGTATGAACTCTAGTCAAGATCCTAGATTTGATCATGAGCCTCTTTTTCCTCTCTTCATGAAGTGGTTACAATTAGAAGGAATTCGAATACAGTGCGTGGGTACTGACTACTGCACATGGCCCCGAAACACCACAACAAAAACTGTCATCACTATGGGACTTGCTGATTCTGAAACAAAGAAAGAAAAATTGCGTGAGATGGGACTTCAAGAAGAACACATAGAATGGCAATCTGGTGGAGATAAAGAACATGTCTAGTAAAGTTCTGGGAATGGGGTTTCCTTTTCACCCCGATCACTCTTCTTGTTCTCTAAGAAAACCTAAAAATTTCAAGTGGACTTCTGACAAAACAGAGGAAGTAGCATTCGAGGTTTGGTTTGATAATTACATCCCAATGGGTATAGATCACCCTAAAGAAAACAAAGTAAAGGTTGGTTGGATATGTGAATCAAATTTCATCGTCCCTGAAGTAGTTTCATACGTTGAAGAAAAGATGGACTATGTTCTTTCAGCCTATGATTATATTTTTACTTGTGATAGAAGACTAAGAGAATTATCAAACAGATTTATTTACTGTCCTCCGGGAAGTAACTTATCTTGGATATCAGAAGACAAGCAAAAAATTTACGATAAAACAAAGTTGTGTTCTATAATTGCATCAGCAAAAACTGCTACGTCTGGACATTGGTTGAGACATAAGGTAGCAGAGCAATATAAAGATAGAATAGATTTATATGGTGGTGTTTTGGGTTCGGAAAAGATTGGAACCGGGAATCTAACCACTACGTGGCACGACAAACAAGATGGACTTCACGACTACATGTTTTCGTTTGCGATAGAAAATGCATCATATGAAACATACTTTACCGAAAAGATTATGGATTGTTTCACCACTGGAACAGTTCCAATTTATTGGGGTTCTCCAGACATAGGAGATCACTTCAACAAAGATGGTATATTAATACTGGATGATAATTTTGATATAGATATATTGTCGAATGAATTATATAATAGTATGTTACCTGCGGTTGAAGAAAACTTTAAAATTGCTAGTAACATGAAGATGGCTGATGATGTTCTATATGAATCCGTGGAGAGTTTAATATGAAGGCGAACATAAAAAATGCTCATTACCTATTCCATAAAGATGGGATGGAGTTCACCGAACCTGTCGAAATTCATGTGAGTAGGTTTGGTAATAATAATAAAAAAGGTGGACCTGTTCGCTTTGATAATCCCCATGCATTCAGAGTATACATCAACACAACCGAACCAGTCTCTTCTCAGAACAGAGAAGAGATATCACATGTGATATCAAATGCAAATAATTATAATTTGATTCTCACATCAGATGCAGAAATACTTAACTCGGTTTCTCATGCTGTATTTTTTCCATACGGAACCACTTGGTTGAATAAGGATAGAAGCAAGATTGATCATTCCGATGGTCTTGGAGAGTACACCGAAGATCTGAAAGATCTACAGAAAAACAAAAAGTTTTCTGTTTCCTTCTTAGGAACAAGTCATAAACCAGGTCCAGATGGTTATAAAATGAGACATGAACTTTGGGCGAAAGAACATGAAATTTCAATCCCAAAGATCTTTTATAGTAGCACTCGTCACCCCTTACCATTACCACCTGGTCCAATGGGTGCAAGTAAACTTTTACCGGAAGATGATAAGAAACATCTTTTCAATTCGCAATTTAGTATTGCAATTGAAAGCACTTCTGTAGAGAATTATTTTTCCGAAAAACTCATAGACTGTTTTATTACAAAAACGATTCCTGTCTATTGGGGATGTCCAAACATTGAGGAATTTTTTGATACAAGAGGGATGATCATAGTAAACTCTGTAGATGATATCATCAAGAAAGTTAACAAACTAACACCAAAGTACTATGAAAAAAAGAAAAAGTATGTGGAAGAAAACTTTAAACTAGCACAGGAATATGCTAGATCTTTTACTGACAGAGTACAAGAGGTCATTATGAAAGAACTTCCAACGGTAGAGGAATCCGTGGAGGAGTCTCAAGATAATTTCTTACTGACTATAGGTATTGTTACCTTAAAGGAAAGAGAAGAAAAATTACTAAGACTTATCAATGCAATGAAACAACATACAACACCTGAAAATATGGAGTGTGTTGAATTATTGATAAATTCAGATGAAGGACAGAAAGCAGTAGGTCATAAAAGAAATGAAGTGCTACAAAAGGCTAGAGGCAAATTTGTATGTTTCGTAGACGACGATGATCTAGTTTCTGATCACTACATAAATATGATCGTATCGCTGATTCGTGAAAATCCAAAACTAGATTGTATTGGTTTTATGGGTTTGTTTTACAATGATGGTAAACCACACATGACGTTTAAACACGCGAATATGTACAGAGGAAACTATAAAGATTCTGAAGGTATTCAATATAGACCTGCAAATCATCTGAATCCTGTAAAGACAGATATTGCAAAACAAATTGGATTTCCGGAGAACAAAAATTTTGGAGAAGATTCTGATTATAGTGATCTTCTTCTGCGTTCTAATTTAATCCAAAATGAAATGATAATAGACAATGAAGTGATGTATCATTATCTGTTTAGCAAAGCAGAATCAAAAACACATAATTAAACCAAAGGGTTAGTATATAATGAGTGATATGAGTGATGTATATGAAAAGAGAGGTCCTCTCAATGGAAAGATGATGCCTGGTAGGAAGGTTATCTCATTTTCGCTATGGGGGGATAAGCCTGATAATTGTATAGGTGCTATAGATAATGCAAGAAAAGCATCCAAATACTTTCCCGATTGGATCTGTAGATTTTATGTGTCTACAACAGTCCCTAGTTTAATCGTCGAGACATTAAAGAATGAAAAAAATACCGAAGTGATTATTATCAACCAGAAGAAAGACGTTCTTTGCGAACTCTGGAAATTATTTGCCACGGAAGATCAAACGGTTGATGTTTGTATTTTTAGAAGCGTTTCCTCTCGACTGACAAAGAGAGATTCTATTGCTGTTGAAGATTGGTTGCGAAGCAGTTATCGTTTACATATAATTAGAGATCATCCATTCAATAATCCACATCCAATACCAGTTAATAGTTGGGGAGTTATATGTAACGACTTTAGGTGGCTGGGAAATGATTCCAGAGAATATATTAAGAATTTTATTCCAACCACACAAGATAGAATATTGAACAGTGGAGATGAGAAAGAAGTTAATGAAAGAACTCTCATAGACTACTTAAATAAAATATATGTAAATCACATAACACAGACTTTTATTCACGATTCCTTTCCTCATTTTAATCCGTGGTCTTGTAGAAATTTTGAACAAGGAAAAATAAAAGAATTCAGTACAGGAATTCCAGTAGAGAGAAACATCTATCAAGATCATACTAACAAATGGGACGACTTCATTGGACAGGAATATGATCAGGAAAATAATCCCAATGTAGAACTACGAGAGGCATTACGGGAATCTGAGGAAAAACTATCCGAAATGAACAAAGGAATATTACAAACTCAAGGGGAATGGATATAATGAAAAATGTAATTAGTTATAGTTTATGGGGTGATAACCCAATGTATACTGTGGGTGCAGTTCGTAATGCAGAAATGAACCCACACATTTTTGGATCAGATTGGATCTCTAGATTTTATATAGGCAGTGATGTTCCAAACTCGGTATGTGAAATGCTAATGTCTCTTCCGCAGACAGAGTGTATTCCCCTTCCAGACGAGAATCCAGATT